GTTCCCATTAAGCGATGATGATACACCCGACACGCCGTGTGTATTTGACATGTGTTGTGTGGTGTGGTACGCGGAAGTGCGCGTGGAATCGCGGTGCGGTTGTGGCGTGTCATGTTACGCGGTGTGATATATTGAAGAGTGATAGTATAAACACTATTGAAAATAGGAGTGATTAAAATGAGTTTCATGAATCTTAAAGCATTGTCTAATTCAATCGATTTTAACGTGAACAGTATTTATGATGTACTTGTGTATTTTGTTGATATTGCGTCCGATTGTTTAATAGAAACTTGGTTTGTCGATTGCATTGACGCATACGGGTTTAGGGATGTGCTTGACGATGGCGTGTTTTACGTTCCGGGCGCAGTCTGTTTAGGTTATCGCATTAGTCGGTAATTGAGAAAAAGGTGGTTTGAGCATGTTTTGTAAGCGTAATACTTGTGATTTCATTAGGGGTTATAGGGTGTGCGGTGAACAGCGTGTTAAGCCTGCTGTTATGAGTGCGAAGTGGTTTAAATGTGATTCGTTTGTGTCTGATTATGTGTTTATGCATTGTCGTGATATTGTTGATTTGATGCGGCGAGGATTGTGGGCGGGGTGAGGTGTGGTGATGGCCTATTAGCTCAGTGGGTAGAGCGGCATCCTTATAAGATGTGCGTGCCGGGTTCAATTCCCGGATAGGCTACGTGTGATTGTGATATATTGGGTCATGGCATGTCATTCGATGTGTCATGACCTTTTTTTTTATTTGTGAGGTGTTTTGATGGATATTAGTTCGATTGTAACCGTTGTCGGGAGTGTTGGTTTTCCGATTGTTGCGTGCTGTGGTATGGCGTGGTTTATCGCTACAACGTTTAGCGACTTTAATGATTTGATGACTAAGAACAATGTGTTGACCGAAGAACTTATTGCATTGCTTAAGGATAACAGGGGGGATAATGATGTCTCGAATATGGCGTAGTGCGTTAGCTTGTGTTTGTGTATTGCTGCTGACTGTGGTGCCATCTGCTAATGCGGATCTGCGCGGCATAGACGTGAGCAATTGGCAGTGTGATATTGATACGTATGCGCTGGACGCTGATTTTGTTGTTGCGGGTGCCACATGGGGCGTAGGCGGTTTCAACAACGTGTGTTTGACCAATGGCGTGAATCAGGCCGCGAACTATCAGCTTGGGCGCGCGTCGGCCAGTGGTAAGAGTATTGGCGTGTATCACTATGCGATGGGTCGTGATGCGCGTGCGGAAGCCGATTTTTTCGTGAACAATGTCAAAGGCTATGTTGGTAGTGCGGTGCTTGCACTGGATTGGGAATCTCAGGATAATCCGCAGTTTGGTAATGGCGCGTGGGTTGAAACGTGGGTACGTCATGTGCATGATCGCACACAGGTGTGGCCGATCGTCTATGTTCAGGCGTCTGCGCTGGGGCAGCTTACTTCGTTCGTGCGGGAACATTGCGGCGTGTGGGTTGCGCAATATGCGTCAATGGCTGTTACCGGGTATCAGGAAAGACCATGGCTGTATGGTGCGTATGGTGAAGCCATGCGGCAGTATACGTCGTCGGGATATGTGCCGAGTTATGCCGGACGATTGGACTTGAATTATTTCAGGGGCGAACGTTGGCAGTGGGATGCGTACGCGCATGGCGACGGTGCGAATGTGTCCGTGCCGGAAACGAACACCGGTGGCAATGTCGCGCAGTCTGCTTGCGTGGTGGTCACGTCGGGGGACACGTTGTCGGGCATTGCCGAACGCACGGGCTTGCTGCCGTGGCAGTCGTGGCACGGTTATGCGTCGGGTAATCCGGCTGTGATTTATCCGGGTGAAATCGTGTGTTATGGCGGTGCCGCGGCTACGCAGCCGGATGTGGCGCGTACGCATACGGTTGCGTCCGGTGAGTCTTTGTGGTCGATTTTCGGCGGTGATTGGGCGCGTGTCGCGTCGCTTAACGGTTTGTCGAACCCGAACTTGATTTATCCGGGGCAGATTTTGCGTTATTGAGAATCAATATCAAAAATCGGCGTGTTGCTTTTTGCGCACGCCGATTTTTTGTGCTATAAATATTTATGTCGTCAAAAATGATTGACAGAAAAAACAAATACAAAGGATAACAAACATGCGAAAGATACGTAAAGTAATCGCTGACAGCACCATAAACTATTATGACCGAGACGGTGTAGCACAGACATTCCACACTAACGGAAACGTTCGTAATGTTGAAATGGCCGTCAAAGTGCTTATGAAGGCCGGTATTGCTAATATCTTGGTTGACGATATTACCGTAAACAAGAACATGTATGTCATGGACGTTGATACGTTCATCGAGCACGCGGAACGTGTCGCAACTGACGTAACCGGCCCCGATATCAACAACGACAACGACAACGACAACGAAGAAAATTGAATTCTGAAAGGAATATCGAAATGAACGAAGAAAACGAACAGACGAACGACACCACCGCGAACGAAACCGCGCAGAACATTGCTGACAACCATCGTTACATTTGCACGATGGACAACAGCACGTTCGAAGGAAAACGCGCCATCGTCAACGCACGTAACAGCGCGTTGTCGCTGAACGGACGCGGTGCGGAACCGTTGACGGTTATAGGTGCCTATATCACGCCGGGCGTGCGTTCTCAGACTGGACAGAAATGCGCAAACGTCTATCTTTTCGGAAAGGACGGCAACACGTATTTCAGTCAGTCGCAGGGTATCTACCGCAGTGTGTTGGATATCTACGATATGTTCCCTGATTTCAACGCGCCGGACGGCATCACTGTTGCGGTCAAGCAGGCACCGCTGAGCGGTGGCCGTTCCACGAAATCGCTTGAAATCAAGTAGTTTTGGAATTAAACAAAAAAGTGCCATATATGTTATGGCACTTTTTTTATGAGGTGGTGATCATGCCTAGAGCACATAAACGAGCGGATATATTGACCGCGAAACGCAAGCGCGTGCGTCGTGCTATAAACAGTTTGAAAAAAAGCATTACCGACACCATGCCCGAAAGTGAAGCGAACGCACGACGCGCTTACATACAACGACTTGAAACGCAGTTGAAAAACACGTATGTTGGCCGTGTCCGTAATAGCGGCCTGCGCGATGAACTGTATCAGCGTGCGAACGAAACCGCCGATAAGGTCGTGCAACAGGTGAGCGGCGTGCGTGGTGGTAAAGGTCGTGCGAGGGAGCGCGCGCGTTCATTCAATATTTTTCGTGAGGAAATGCGAATGGCATCCAAGGGAATGCCGAGCGCGTTGGGCGATCTCGGACGGGAAAAAGTCAAGGTGTTTTGGCGATACACACAAAACATATGGCAGAAATCGAACGTTCCGCCGAACAAACGGCTTGAAGCTATCATGAAAGCATATGACGCTGATTCGCTCAGTGAGCTTTTTGATACTATCATGCAACGAAACGAAAAAGCGTTGGAATATGCCAAAAACATGAAAATGCACACAGGCGAATTAGAGGATTATACGGACGTTGACGGCGGCAGTCCGGTATGGCTTTTAGCGGTTTCATCCGACGTGATACGATGAAAGAACGCAATGAATTTAAGGTAGCGGCGATATTCGACACCGAAACAACGAATATTGGCGAGGATGCCGAAACACGCGCATACCCGATATTATATATTTTCAACGATTTGCGTAATACGCCACTGGAATCGTATATTCCCGATACGGACGATGTACGGTTTTACCGGCGCACGTCCGAAGCGCTGACATACATTGACGATCTGATCGACTATGGGCGCGCGCACGATTATGTACCGATAATCGCAGCTTATAACCTAATGTTCGACATGCAGACTCTCATGCTGGAATTGGCGCAGACGTACACGATTGAGGCTAACGCGCAAACCGCCACAAGCGTGTACACGCTCGATCTGCTTGTGAACGATACCGTGGTGTGCCGCTTTTGGGACACATTCTATCTTGAAATGGGCGGACTGCGCGCGATGGGCGAGACATGTGGTCTTCCGAAAGCGGTGGGCGACTGGGATTACTCACTTGTGCGCACGCCCGAAACGCCGTTGACCGAAGAAGAATTGTTTTACGCGCGGCGTGACGTACAGGTAATTCCGCAATACTTGCAATGGCTGCTGCGCGCTAACCATTGGCTCACGCCGGAAATGCTTGGTTGCCGCGTGCTTACCAAGACGTCACTTGTGCGGCAGATGGCACGCCGTGAGATCGGCGGACGGCGCGTCACGCTGCAAGGTGGCAAGAAAATCACATTGCAACGCGCTTTCGAGATGACGTGCAATCAGGAATTTCCGAAAGATTACGAATCTTATGCGCTGCGTAAGGCATGTTTTCGTGGCGGTTTGACGTTTACGAGCGCTAAAACCGCTAGTGTTGTCGTGGATAATGTCGCGTCCTTGGACGTTACATCGATGCATCACGCATTTATCAACGGGCGACGGCTGCCGGTGAAATTCGCTACAGCGCCTACGGATATTCTGCAAATCGCATGCGAACGTATCGTTAGTACACCGCTTGATACCGTGTTGTCGAATTATGATGACCCGTTTTTCACGGGATTGCATGCTGCGGTGAGATTTACGAATCTCAGATTGCGTAAAAACACATGTTTTGACACTTGGGGGATTGCAATATGCCCACGGTCGAAGTTCGTGAAAACGTTGCAAGCGGACACCGATTACAGCAACAACGAACGCGCGAAAACACAGGAAAACAGCGTTAGAGCGCACGGATACATTGACAGCGCCGTTAATCCAACGTACGCTTTCGGCAAACTGTATCGCGCGGACGAATGCATCTTGCATGTTAATGAAATCGAATTGTGGAACATAGCGCAAGTATACGAATTTGACGAAATGCATGTACTGCACGGTGAAGCAACCACTAAGACGATTGTTCCGCCCGATTACGTAACCTTACAATCTAATATGTTGTTCGCACGGAAAACCGACGTGAAAAACCTGATCAAACATTATCATGAGGGCACGGCGTACGTGAGCGAAATACCTGATTCAATTCCTGAGGGGATTGCACGTGACGCTAAGGCGGGTACATTGAGCATGAAATTTCTGCGATCATATTACGACAGCACCGTTAAAGGACAATTTAATGGAATTTATGGCACACAGGCGCAGGACGTTATGAAAGCGGATTATCGCGTGACGGAAAACGGCGAACTTGAAGTCGATAAAACCACGGTATGCACTCCCGAGAATTTCACTAAAAAACGTCCGAAAACGCCACGCGTCCTATACACGTACGGAATGCGAATCGTGGCGGGCAGCAGAATGCACCTCTTGATAGCCATGATGTTGATATACCGTCATTTCGGCGCACGCGCCACCGTCACGGGCGGCGACACCGATAGTCTGAAAATCAGTTGCGATGACGATGTGAGCGATGCGGAATTGCTGGACGCGCTCAAACCGCTGCATAACGCAATCGAAAACGCGATTAACCGCACCATGCGACGCGTCCGAAACACCGCGCCCGACATGGCGTCAACGCTGGACCATATCGGAAAATTCGAGGTTGAGGACTGTGGCGGTGTCACGCGTTATGCCGAACATATGGAATTGTGGAACAAAGCACGCGTCAGTTTGGACACGGGCGGGCGCGTACATGTCACTTGCGCCGGACTCCCGCGACCGGACGGTGCGTACACCATTGAAGATTTTATAGCCGATCTCATGCATGCGGGGCACGGTTTCGCGGAAACCGCACAAATATCGCTCGGTTATGACGTCTTGGTAGATTATGAGATTTGCCATACATTGCAACGAAATCGACCGCATGTATGTGACAGGTACGTCGGCACCGTCACCGATTATCGCGGCGCGACATATCATGTTGACGCACCCGAAGCAATAGCATTGTACTCGTCCGGCAGATGGCTAGGCGAATCGGACAAACAAGCTAACGGCGAGAATCTGACATACATGCGAAACACGTATAATAGGAATGCGGAAACAACGCCCCGCGAACTTATTATGCGAGACGGCAAACCTATGATTGTGAGTATTGATGGCGAAATATTATTATGACAGGCTTAGAACACAGATATTGCCGCGCAACGCTGACGTAAATCTTATAATTGGCGCGCGTGGCCTAGGTAAAACGTACGGCGTGCGTCGGTACATGTTAGAGGATTACATTAAAAACAATATCTGTTTTGTTGAAGTCACACGGTACCGTGAAGAAAATAACGACGTGGCGGCAAAATATTTTGACAGGATAATAGAGGACAATATTTTTCCCGACTACGATTTTAGGGTGCATAACAAGGTGGCTGAAATACGTCGTAATGGCGATAAAAAATGGCGGACATGTGGTTATTTCATCCCATTATCATTACAGCAGCAGAAGAAAAAAAGCACATATGTCAATGTACGTAACATTTGCATGGACGAAATTATCATAGATCCTGACGATATATACCACCATTATTTGCGTAACGAATATGAACAATTAGCCAATCTTGTAGACACCGTAACGCGCGAACGCGCCGACGATAACAAGCTACGTAAACCACGAATCTTTTTATTAGGTAACGCGTGCGACGCATATAACCCATATTTTAAACATTATGACGTACCCTTAGAGCCTGACTTTGGTTTACAATGGCTTGACGGTAAAACATGTATTTTCGATTATGTTGAAGACGATAAATACGCTGAACAGAAAACAAAAAACACCGTCGCCGGACGCATGATGAAAAATAACGATGACGTCACCGCTAAAAACAAATTCAAGCATCATGATATTGATTTTATTGAAAAGCCGCACAAACACGCTAAACTTACGTATGTCTTCCGTTGGTTGCGGCACGAGTATGGCGTTTATGTTGATCTGCGTTGCGGCTACGTTTTCACATCATCAAAATATGACACGGGCACACATGTGCCATATTTCGCAATTACGACGGATGACAATAAACTTAATTATCTTACAGCGAGTGTTGCAAAAGACTTAATCAGAAATCTTACGTCATATTATGGATTAGGATATCTGCGCTATGACACGGTGGAAACGCAACACGCTGTAATTGCAATGCTTAGAAATTTCGGTGTAAAATAATCACGGTATACGCAAGGTGTCGTAACGAGGGCGATAAAACATTATCATTGATAACCACGGTTGACTCCGCCAATGATATGGCCGTGAGGGAAAAGCGCGCCGTCCATCGTTGTGAATCATGTTGCACGTATGCTATTCTTAAGTCGTGCCGGTTCGGTATTCGTTCACCGGCACGACTTTTTTCATATATGAAAGGAAAAATAATGGATGCCGAAACCCCTGAGGAAAGGGACACCGCCGAACGCGATGACCTCACTCCCGACGAAACGCACCGCGTAGGCGAGTTCGATGACTTGCGCGACATGCTGCGTGACGTGCTTGACAAGGTTAGCGCGTTAAGCGATCGCACGGACGCAATTAGCGAACGAATCGACGGCATATATGACAATTTTACCGACTCCGTTGCGCAAATGGTTGAAAACGGTGCGACCGTCAAGGAAAACGACGATGACGCTGCGGAAGCAATCGCGCAAGCGGCGGCGGAAGACTTGGAAAATCTCGATTACACGCTTTAATCGATAGGAGAAAATATTATGGCTGTAGACAATGCGACAATTTTGGATAAGGTGCGTACCAAGGGCACTGACGATTATCAGCAGCGTATTCCGAGCGCAACGCAGACAGGTGTAGCGAACACCATGCGCTACTTGTTCGATCCGATGAACCGCCAATATTTGAACGACTGTGTTTGGAATATGGTCAATCGTATCGGACTCACCGTTATGGCGCAGAACGCGCCGTTTGAAAACCCGTTGTCGATTTTCAAAAAGGAAAATTTGTATTGGGGTTCGACTGTACAGGAAATCGCGGTCAAGTGGATTAAGGCGCACGGATACAAGGATGATGCGGAAGACCTTTTGAAGATGCACCGTCCTGAAGCGGCGGTGTGGTTCTATGAAATGAATCGTCGTGACCAATACCCGATTTCATGGACCGATGACGAATTGCGTCAGGCTTTCGTGGATGATTTCGGTTTGAATCGTTTCGTTGCGCAGATTATGGAAACGCCACGTAATTCTGACAATTACGATGAAATGAACATCATGCTTGCGCTGATACGCCATTACGAGCAGAATCTTGGTTTCTACAAGGTGCATCTTGACGCGGTGCCAAGCGACCAAACAACCGCCAAGACGTTGCTTAAGGCATTGCGTGCGACCGCCGGACGCATGCAGTTCCCGTCAACGCAGTACAACGCGTTGAACGTCGCCGACATTCCGGCGTACGCCAATCCGCAGCAAATGGTGTTGCTGATCGAGCCGGAATATCTCGCTTCGCTCGACGTTGACGCGTTGTCTGCCGTGTTCCAGCTGGACAAGGCCGACGTGCCGTATCGCATTATTCAGGTGCCAAGCCTCGGTATCGATGGCGCGGTGGCGTTGCTTGTTTCGACTGATTGGTATCAGGTGCGAGACACTATGTATGGCACTACGCAGTTCTACAATCCGCAAACTGTTTCCAATACGCTGTACCTCAACCACTGGGGCATTTATGGCGTGTCGCCGTTCACGCCGTGCGCGCTGTTCACTACTGATGCGGGCACATCCATCAAGGTTGTGACTCAGACAGTAACCGGTTTCACGCTGACTCCGGACACGGGCACCGTCAAAGCGGGTGATCTTATGCAGCTCACGCCCAAGCTCGCCGCCACCGTCGAGCCAACCGGCACCGCCATACAGGTGGCACCGAACGCGGCGACGTACGAGGTTGCGGCGAATCATGCCGCAAGCGGCGATGACGCGCACGGTGCGGCGTTCGATCTCAACGTCAATACGTTCGTCGATGACCAAGCACGCTTGCATGTCCAGCGTGACGGACTTGTGGCCGGTGACGTCATTACCGTGACTGGCACCGCCACGTATATCAATCCGAACGGCGAGACTACGGAACATTCCGCAACATGCACGTTCACCGTCGCATAATCTGAAATCATTTATGATATAAATGAGTGGTGTTTCACATGAAACATCACTCATTTTTCATATAAGAAAGGGTGTGAAAATGGACTTCCCACATTTGCAAAACGCAACGACGTTCCCTGGCACGGACACGCGCGTATACGAGCAATACCGCAACGTTTTCGATTACAATGTTTGGACTCCGAACACTATAATTAAGTTGTGTCATGTGAATTGGTACGATGATTACCATGACGTCGTGAAATTCCCCGATGACGCCACAAGAAACGAATGGTTTGACAAACTGGACGGCGAAACGGTCAAGCTGACAACGAACATGTATATCGCACGCGCCAACACGGACGGCATAAAATTGCCCGTACCTTACATGACGGCGCAACAGTATAATTACATTGTCGTTGACTTTTCACATGATATTGTTAATACGCCGTATCAAAAAACCGACGTGCAGACACGTTATCATTTTTTCATCACTTCCGTACGCGCGGAAGCACCGAACACGACAACATGCACGCTTATGCGTGACGCATGGACGGACTATATCAACAGCACCACAATTAACGGAATGGTGCTGACACGCGGACACGCGCCGTTAACGGAAATGACACCGCAAGAACTGCTGAAAAACCCGCGCGCGAATTGCCGTGATTTCACGCTGTCCGACGTCGACTATGGCAACGCCGCATCGAATATCAGAAAAAGCACGCCGTTTAATCTGCAAAACGGTGCAAGATACATCTGTGTGGCCGCAACGTTTTCACCTGAACAATTGCAAACCATGAGCGGCATACGCGGTACGAACATTGCGGACAGCGAACCGACATACAGTAATGCCGATGACACGGTAACGAATTTCTCGTGGGGTGCCGGAAACGTTTCCACGTCAAACGTCACCGGCGCGGGCACATCATACAATTCAATCGATAATCTTACTCCAAGCAACGTAAGCATGTATGCGCTCGAATCGTCCAAAATATCAGGCGAATATTTCGACACGCTTTTCACATATTATCCACATATCATGTCGCAAATCACAGCGGTTTTCGTCGCCACCGCAAACATGATGCGACTTGGTAACGCTATCAGTGTGAACGGCGTCGAATGGAATACAGTCAGCGGTGCTCGTACGAAAATATCCGATATTAATTTAACGATCAACGATTTTGGTTACGCCAATGAATACGCCAAAATAACACGACTGTATCTTGCACCCTACGCGCACCTTGAAATATCCGATAATCTCGGTAATAAAAACCGTGTGGAAATAGCCGACTGCGGACGACTTTCGGTGCAGACTATCACATCTCTCAGCTATCCGATATTGCGACAAATCGCATGGCTTGACGGAATAGGAAGCGATGGCAATACGGCTATTAGCATTAACGCCATCAACGGCGCTAACATTACCGGCAACGTGCCGAACGCGGACGTACTCAAAACACTCATATCGCACGACATACCAACATACGCGTTGCAACGTCGCGCGATCGACGCGCACCGTGCCGACGCATACAATCAAGAGATTGCGCAAGCGCGTGAAAACGTCATTGTCTCGTACGAAAACGGCGCGCGTTCGGCTAACGTGGCATTGAGCAACGCCAACCGAAGCAATGCGAACAGTATCGCCAACACGAATCTGACGAACGCTCTTAATTCCACCGTTACGGCCAATTCCAACAATGCGTCAAACGCAATCTACAAAAACAACGTGACACAGCAAAATTTGCTGCTGAGTGCGTCGAACAACAAAATCGACGAAATGAATACGGCTAGCTTAGATTTGACAACGCAACTCGTAAACACGGAAATCACGGCGAGTACGATTGGTACCGTCACCGCAGCGCTGGGCGCGATAGGCACGGCGGCGACCAGCATAGCGGTGACGGCGGCGACGGGGGGCGCGGCGGCACCGATGGTGGCGGCGGGACTCGGCGCAGCCGGAAGCATCGGACTATCAAGCGCGAGTTTCGCCACAGGCGCGTCCAAGACGGCGGCGGAAGCCGCTTTCAAGCAAGCGTACAATGATGCGGCGGCGTTCACAGCGAAAAAATACAACGGACAGGCCAATAGCGTCAGTATCGCAATGGCGGGCATGCAAAACATTCAAACCACTACACTTAATACCAACAATACGAATGCAAGCAACGACACGAACAGCAGCGTTGCGGCCAACAATGCGAGCACATCGAACGCGAACGCGTCGGCGTCACGCAATCAGAGTGTGGATAACGCTAAACGTGTCATGGTAAACACGCGTTCCAACGTTAACGCCGCATGGCGCGACTTACTCAACCATGCCGCGCAGCCCGTAGGCGCATATGGCGGCGACAATTTCAGACAGGCCACGGGGCTTGACACCATGACCGTGAAAATCGTCACCGAAGACAACGGCGCGATCGCGGCGGCGGGCGATTACATGCTGCGCTATGGTATCGCAAGCAACAAACTTTACAGCCGTCCGTCGTTGACACCTTGCAAGCATTTCACGTATTGGCAGACCGCTGATATATGGACGGTGTGCCCGCTTGCGCAAAACGAACAATTGCAGACAATCAGGGATGTTTTTAGTTCCGGTGTTACAATATGGAATAGACCCGAAGAAGTCGGCGGCGACTTCGTACACGACAATCTATAAAGGTGGAAAAACATGGGACGCAAACGCACACATAAAAGGCAATTGACACGTGCGGAAATGGGCGAACGCGGCGCACCGGTGTGGCAGCAATCCCAATCGCTCAATTCACAAGCGTATTCAATGGCGTATTCTCAAATGCTGAATATCGCGCTATCTCGTTTCAAGTGGTTGAATCTGCCGAAAACATGCGACGCGTGGTTTCTCGAATACAATCTATTGTATTTCGGTTACGCCACAATTGCTTTTCCGCATAGCAAACCGGGCGTGTTTTTCAGCACGCAAGCGGTGACTACCTCAAATTTCAACGTCTATTACAAACCGAAGAAATGGAATAGTTACGGTATCAACGGTTGGCATTTTCCGGTCAACAATTCTAATGGTGTTTTCATCTACGCCAACCGCGCCCGCACGCCACTCATTCCGACTATAGAATTTTTCGCGCATGAAATCGAAGATTTGTACATGACGCGAAGACAGAACCGTTTCAATCAGAAAACACCGTTCATCCTTGAGGTTCCAGCCGGACAACAAACTGCGGGCATCAACGTTATCAAGCAAATCTCAGGCGGTGAAATGGCAATCATGGCGACACCCGGCTTCACAGATTCGATGAAAGCGAACGTGCTTAAAACCAACGTCGAATATATCGGCATGGAATTGCAGAACGACATACAGAACACTTGGAACGCGTTCTACCAATCGTTAGGCATTAAAAATCTGCCGTTGAAAATGGAACGGCAGACCGCCGACGAAATCAACGACTATGGCGAACCGACTGATCTGCGCGCGCTCAGCGAATTAGAGGAACGACGCGCCGCGTGCGACATCCTCAACACAAGATTCAGAAAATACCTCAAGGAACCAATACAGGTTGTATGGAACGAAGACAATGTTTCCCGCAACTACGCTTACTTGACGGACGTTGAAAGAATGAACGACGATGACAATGCAGAATGACATAAACCATTATCAGCCATGCGAATCGCGCGACGATTTTCATGGCGTGATGACGTACACGTTTGGCGAACTGCTTGACGTGCCCGGTGGTGTTGACTGGAATAATGCCGCATGGTCATGGCGGACCGTCGCCTATGATGACACGCAATACACGCGCTGCTGCAAGAAAATCGAGAACCGTTTTTTTGATCGGGAGTTAGGCGTTATGCCACCGTCAAGATGGCGACGGCACTTTTTACGTCTTATTCAAGAAATCATGCCGACGTTGCGCCCGCTCTATGCGCTTGTAAGCAATAATTCCGATATAATTCTCAGCGATAGCGACATATGGCACAAAATGCGAACCGTCTACAGTGATTTCCCCGCAACACAGCTAGCCGAAAACCAAGACTACGCAAGCAACGCGACAGATAACCAATACGAGACGATTGCCAACGGTGATTTTATGGACAAAGTCAATCGCATACGCAACGGCGAATACGTCGATATTGACGTACTGTTGCTTGAACACCTTGAAACATGTTTTAGCCCATTATGGACGATCAACATAAACAATTATTGAAAGGATAATGCACATGTTTCCACTACTCCCGTTTTTCTCGGTATGGCCGTACACGCCCGCCATACCCGCGTTCTATTGGAACGCTAAAAGTCAAGAAGAAATCATAAAGCACATTGCATGCGAAATCGATCACATAACGGCGTATCTTGACGAAATCGTAACCGACATAAACAAAACATTGAACGACTATGATACAAGAATAAAAAACATTGAAGCGCACATAAACGACTACGCCGTTGCCATAGCGCAACTGCAAGAACAAATCGGCCATATAGGAGACACACAGCTAGTATGGAACGTCACAAAGGGTGAATATACGGATAGTAAAACCGCGCTTCGTGATTTGTACCGCGAACTAGCGGTGTATGGCGCACGAGTCACGCAAATAGCCGATATCAATACCGACAAACTAGCCGAACACCGAACCGACGAAACGCCCGCAATTGGCAACCTTACCATATTCGACGACACCACGCCACGTGTCACTAACCCAACAACCGGTGAACAATATCCACCGTTAGCATGAAAGGATAAATCATGATTAACACTACAAATTACGCACTGGAAAAATACGAAGCTGGAAATTCCGCAAATCTACTTGACCAATACAACGCGTCAATGGATAAAATCGACGCGGCAATAAAAAGCGTCAGCGATAAAGCAGACTTAGCATTGAACAACAACGTGTTACCGGACGGACTATCCGCATTTATAGAAGCGCTAGGCCTGACAGGAACTAACGCGCAAACACTTGGAACAACACTCAATCACATATTAAACCGTACCGGCACGGAAATATTCACCGTCACAGACCTTAGCACCCTCAAAAAAACCGCAGAGGGTTATCCAATTCCACCATCCGAGTAAAGGCGTACACTCATGGCATCACAAACACCGTTTTATCATCTACCACTATACGAAACCGGCGATTTAGCCGATCTACGCGACGGATACAACGCGGCAATGCGCACACTAGATCGCATCATTCATCAACTAAAAGTGCAAGAAGAAATAAATCACCCTACAAACCTCCGAAAGGACAACTAACATGACCAATTACACAACCAATTTCAATCTCGAAAAATATCAAGCCGGCGACGCGGCCAACCTCAACGATCAATACAACGTGTCAATGGATATTATCGACGATAATCTATACAAAATCAACAGTAACGCAAACACTGCTGGTGGTAAAGCAACTCAGGCTTTAGAAACAGCGCAAAACAACAACAAAAATCTAGCAGCGTTAGGCGTGACCGATACCGCAACCGCCACCGCACTTAAAAACAAAATAGACAACACTAACACAACCGCAAACAATGCGTTAAACTTAGCGCAAAACAATAAAACAGCCGTTACCGCGATAAATACAGACCTAACCGCAATAAATGCAAACCTAACCGCGCTACACGCGAACAGCGTTAGCGACGCAACCGACTTATACAATACCGTACAAAAAATAGATGGCATATATTCAAATATCGAATTAAAACGAAAAACATACACAAATATCGCAATTATAGGCGACTCGATCAGCTACGGAACCGGCGCGTCAAGCCTAGCATTGGCATGGGCAAACCAATTCAAATCATACATAGGCGCAAACACCGTACAAAACATGGCACAAAACAACGCGGGCTATGTAAATGAACCAACGTTTTTATCACAATTGCAAGCAGTAAACAACAAAACAAAAATAACACACATAATAATCGCGGGCGGTGCAAACGACAAACTGCAAACAACAACTAGCATTACAACCGCAGTAAAAAATACGCTGCAATACGCGCTAACCAACTTTCCAAACGCGGAAATACATGTCGCACCCGTCGTGCTCGGCGTAAACGGTATGTTCCGTTACCACGCAAACATACCACAAACACTAAACGCAATAGAAGAAGGAATAGCGCAAACACCAAACGTACACGAAATACAATACGCATGGGAATGGCTCAACGGACGCGAAGACTGGGCATCCACAAGCAGCGGTTCAATGGACGCAATACATCCAAACGACAACGGACAAAAACAACTGCTACGATTGTTCGCTGAATCACTGTTCACCCGCAACAGCATTCACAACAACTGGAAAACCAACGTATCAGGCACAGACAACCACGGTCAAATAATAAACAGCGAATCAGTATGCAACAACGGGATATACACATTCAATTGCCAGTGCAAGGTAGTAAACAACCACACGCCATACGCCGGAATAATCGCCACATGCTACGGATTATCAACGGTAAACAACTATAATGTAAGCTCAAACTACTTTAGCGGTACACTATACGCTTCAACCAATAGCGCGCATCGAGGAATAATAGCATGCACAACCGCAATACCAAACAACACAGAAATATACTGCGCAACAACACACAGCATTAGCGCATAAAAACAATAAATTAATATAATAGCCGGTTGACAATAATGTCAACCGGCTTATTTTTATATCAATCACCATTATCAACCGAAATAACATATTTACGACAGCGGCGACCTTTCTTACTCAAACACCGCTCGGTTTCAACGTAATCATAATCGTTGCAAGTGCGGACTCGAACGTACTAACGGTATCATCAAAATAACCATTATCACGAACAGTAGTCGTAAGCACATCTTCGATAGACACTTTATACCAAGTATCCTCTTCAAGTTCAATAACATAAGCATTAAAATTAATCATTTTATTTTTTCCTTTCATCGAAACCGATACCAACATAATAACACACCACGTAACATGACACGCCACAACCGCACCGCGATTCCACGCGCACTTCCGCGTACCACACCACACAACACATGTCAAATACACACGGCGTGTCGGGTGTATCATCATCGCTTAATGGGAAC